CCTTGGCGTTGATACAAGTGACGACAAACTACTTAAACTCAACATGGCTATGATTGATGATGTGGCTAAGATGATTACAGAGTTTGTTAAAGAGTATAAAACACTACCAGAAGACCAACGTCCTAAAGTGTTAATTGTATTAGACAGTTTGGGCATGTTACTAACACCAACAGACGTTAATCAGTTTGAAGCAGGTGATCTTAAAGGTGACATGGGTCGTAAGCCTAAAGCACTTACAGCACTTGTTCGTAACTGCGTAAACATGTTTGGTAGTTTGAACATTGGACTTGTTGCTACTAATCATACATATGCATCACAGGACATGTTTGATCCTGATGACAAGATCAGCGGTGGACAGGGTTTTATCTACGCTTCCTCTATCGTTGTAGCTATGCGTAAGTTGAAGTTAAAAGAAGATGAAGATGGTAATAAGATATCAGATGTTAAGGGTATTCGTGCAGCATGTAAGATTATGAAAACACGTTATGCCAAGCCATTTGAATCTGTACAAGTAAAGATTCCTTATGAAACTGGTATGAATCCATATAGTGGACTTGTAGACATGTTTGAAGGAAAAGGTTTATTAAGCAAGGAAGGCAACAGTCTTAAATACACGCTAGCAGACGGTACAGTTATCAAGCAGTTCCGTAAAGCCTGGGAGCGTAACGAGAACGAAAGCCTTGATAAAGTTATGGCAGACTTTGTAGCACATCCACATAAAGATGCCGTTGCTATTCAACCTGTTGAAGAGGAACCTGAAGAATGAGTATTGACGTAGAAGTTTTAATTGAAACTTACACTATCCTTAAAGAGTATGTACCTGTAAAAGAACGTCAAGCAGCCAGTGACACTTTAATGAGCCTTCTTGCTGATGCACTCAGTGAGAAAGAGTTAAAGGAATTTGGCGGTACAGACGGTTATACAAAACGTAGTCTTGATGAATACGTGGACGAAGAAGACGAAGACCTTGACTACGAAGATTAATCGTGTGGTATAATAAGGTAGTAGCTAATCTAGGAGAGATACCCGCCTGCATAAACTATTATGAAGGCGAACTCTCCGCGGCTAAAAGTGAAATAGCAATTAGAGGCAATGTTGAAAAGTCCTTATCAAATTTACCTGGAGTCACTGAGCATAGATTTAATCAACTCCAGGAGATCGAAGCTATCCTCAATTTTCTTAATATTCAATTACGAAAAATTAGAAGAAAACACTTTCAGAAGTACTTGGAGGCTTATGCAAGAGCACTTACGAGTCGTGACGCTGAGAAGTACGTTGACGGAGAAGATGAAGTTATCGACTTTGAAACAATCATTAATGAAGTGGCATTGCTTAGAAATAAGTGGCTTGGAGTAATGAAAGGCCTAGAAAGTAAAAACTTTATGTTAGGTCATGTTGTACGACTACGTACAGCAGGTATGGAAGATATTGTTATATCATAATGGATTTCAAAGAATACGCAGACCAATTACTAAATGAATACAACATGTGCTGCAAGGCCCGTCCCAAGCACAATGCTGTGGATATTCAATTACTAAAAGATTCTGTAGGAAAATGGGCAAGCCATCTTGCTACACAGCGTAGTTGGGGTACAGATACAGAGATAGCAGAAGCCTGTTATCAACTTGCACCAAGACTACAAGAACTAAAAGAACAAGTTATATTTGAGGTATTAAAAAATGGCACAGTTTAGAAGCGCACAGGAAAGTCATGAACATAGTCTAACCATACTTGAAACTATATATGGTTACGATAGCTTCTTGGACAGTTTAGAAGTAGTAGCTGACATGGGCTGCGGCTCAGGCTTGGACTTAGATTGGTTTGCTAGACTGGAAACACGTGATGATCCACCAGAGCCTAGAAATTATGCTTGTTATGGAGTGGATAGAGATCTACGTAATTTCAATGAAGATACTGGAAATCTAAAAAATGTACAGTTAGTTGAAGCTGATATGGAAACATATCTGTTACCAAGAAAGATTGATCTAATGTGGTGCCATGATAGTTTCCAATATGTGATAAATCCCTTAGCCGCACTGCGTCATTGGAATGGGATGATGAACGAAGATGGCATGTTGATCATTGCTCTAAAACAAACAGTCAGCACAGAATATAATAGACTAGTTAATCGTGGCGTTAACTTTAGCTACTATAATCACAATCTAGTAAATCTTATCTATATGTTGGCCGTAAACGGCTTTGATTGTAACGATGCGTATGCACTCAAGGATCCTAACGATCCTTGGTTGCACATTGCAGTTTATAAAAGCGCAATCAAGCCCATGGATCCAGCAACTACCAACTGGTACCATCTCGCAGAACAGGGTTTATTGCATCCTACAGTAGAAAATAGCCTTAACAAATATGGCTATGTAAAGCAAGAGGATATCTTGTATCCTTGGCTAGATAAAGACTGGCATCAAATCAAAACTTAAATACCGGCAGCTAGACTACGTAAGTACTGATCCGCTTGACGCTGTCTTGCGGCAATTAATGCTTGGAAGAATTCGCGCATTATAGTCCCTGGAACTTCTGCTTACTGTATGTCCATTGCTGCATTAGGTGTTCTACATCACTTGCAGTTTTTGGATTTTTGCTTTCAATATACTGCTCTACATCACTTTGGTATTGGTTTGGGAACATTTCTCTTAAACGTTCTTTTAGACTTTCAAAGTCAATCGTCATTTGTTTCTCCTTGTGGGTTGACATAAGTATTTATTGCAGTGCAACATGAATTAAACGTTCATAAAAATATTATAAATAACAGTTATGCGTAATCTAATTAATATCATCTCAGAAGCAGCTCTGACAAAAACTGATTTACAAAAGCACGACGGAAAGTATGTTAACAACATCGTGTCTTTAGTTAAAGCCGGAACACCACTTGAAGTGGCTCCTAAGGCTGAAAAATATTACGGAAAAACTGTAATTATTGATCCGGATACTATTGATAATTGGGTTGACGCTATTAACAATCCACTTACTAGCAATTCTCCATTAAGGTTGTTAAAACAACAAGAATCAGATTACAATTACAGAACTGACATTCAAGTAACCGATCTATTAAAGTCTGCTGCAATTAAAGGTAAAGGTGCTGATTACAATATTGGTGACATTGGGGAAATTTCTCTAGGCGTTGCTGCTGCAGCACGTTTTTTAAAACTAGGAGAGAAAATAGATCCGCACGATTTTGTACGATTAGGTGCAAGATTAGAAATGACTACTATCTCTGATAGTAAAGGAAAAACCTTAGATTCAATGAAGCTAGAAGTAACAGATAGCATTAAACATACAAGTGGTAAAAATGATATTATTGAATTAAAAATCTTAGCCCCAGGACGTAGTATAAAATCATTTGTCAATATAATGAAAGATCCAGGAGCTGCTCCTATTGACGTACAAGGTACGATTTTATCAGCTATACGTTATGCAAATGAAGCTGATAAAATTGAAGTCGGTATACAAAAAACTTCTTTAGATCCTAATGTTAATACAGTTAGTGTTGTTAGTGACGGAGTAAGTAATCAAAAAGGTACTAAGGTAGATTTGATCATGACTATTGATGGTCAGAACATTAATCTAATTAGTGCAAAAGCTGGTCCAAGTCAACTTGGACAGGCTACAGGACATGAGTGGGCAAAACAAGTTCAATTCTTTAGTACAGTTTTTGGTGTAGACATTAGTGCTTATTCAAAATATTGGGGCAATACTCATCAAGAACATTTAGAAGCCTTGAAAAAAGTTTACGAAGGTGCTATTATACCAAAAGTGGCACAACTTGTTGGCGGCAATAACACTGAAAAAGAAATGGTGTTAATACGACAAATTACACAAGGACTAATACGTTATAGTAATAATGTACATCCTACAACTGGGGAAGTTGAAGTTATTGATATTGTAAAATTGATAACAAATCCAGGTAGTCCGGGTTACAAGATTATGCGTGTTGATAGTCGATTAGAAACTGCATTGGCTAAAGTTAATTTAATTGGTGCTGCTAATAAAAATAGACAAGGTGTAGAAGTATATGGTATTTTAAATGGAAAACGTATTCTGCTATTCAAAGCTAGAAGCTATTATAGTCCAGCAGGAAAAACAACCAGAACCATTATTGAAGGTGGGTCACTGTTAGATCAATTAGCAGAGATAGCTCCTCCAACACAACCAGCAGTACAACAACCAGCGGCACCACCTGCCGCACCAGTAACAGCACCACCTGTTGCTACGCCAGCACAACCAGCGGCACCTGCACCTGTTGCTACAAGAACACCTGAACCAAGAACTGCTGCTCCGGCTGTAGTCCGCGAACGCAGGGCTTGACAATAAATCAATTCTGTAGTACAATAACACTTTAACTGGCTATAGTATAATGGATAATACAGGGGATTTCTACTCCCTTAATGTGGGTTCGATTCCTGCTAGCCGGACCAAAGGATAATCATGGACGATAAGATAAGAGAAACATTAGTAATAACGCAAGAAGAATGTGCAGAAGTAATACAAGAAATTAGCAAAATATTCCGCTTCGGGATTGACGAGATGCACAAGTCTGGGGTAGTACACAGGGCTAAGTTAAACGAAGAAGTAGGGGATTTGTTATGTATGATAGACTTGCTAAAACAGCAAGGATTGCTAAATCAGCAAGATTTAGATGCGGCAAAAGAAGCAAAACGTCAAAAATTAATGATTTGGAGCAAAATATTTGTTGACTAAAAAGGCCCATTTTGCTATAATGTTTTTACTGTAACTTAATAAGGAGCCCAAAATGCGTGTTAAAAACAATGCAGTAAGTGTGCCAGATTTTGAAACAGTATGTAACATGATGTGGAACGGCGAAGACGGCAGTTTTACAATAAAGCAGTGGGAAGAGGCGGGTGTTAATGTAAAGCAAGCAATTGCCCGTACTTTAGAGGATGCAGTTGTACGTGAAACGTTTGACAAGTTAGTTGCTAAGTTTATTAAGCAAGGTAAAGATTTACATTTTTACTTTGCACCTTATAACATGTCAACTGACGTTGTTGTTGCTTTGCCTAAAAAGCATTGGATTAGAATTGCAAATGAAGAATGTTTTGATTTGCATTATCCAGAAGGCATGTAATTTAAAAAAAGTAGTTGACAATAAAGAATCATTTTGTTATACTATTGAAACTGTGTAAAACAACACAGTACTACGAGAGTAGAAGAACAAGTTCATTAACAATTTAGAAGTATTGCCTGGGTGGTGTAATGGTAGCCACGCTGGTCTTAGAAGCCAGTGTCGAAAGACGTGCGAGTTCGAGTCTCGCCCCAGGCACCATAGTAAAACATATTAGGTTACCTATACCGTTAGGGCAGCCGGATAGACTGCAGCACTGCCGAGTGTTGGTCGCGATCCGGGTCATGAAACAGGGAGTCGCTCCCGGAGTTGCGGCGGATTTGTAGGACGTAATGTGGTAAACAACCAGTCGTAGGACGACTACGTGGTTAACCCCTGAGTGGGAATGTTGTTGACATCCTAGCATGTTTTACTATGGTAAACAATGATCGGTAACCTGTTGCAACAGGACCTGCCGGTGACCCTAGAGCGACTAGCAGAACTTGACCGTGGGCTAGAAGGGTAGTCAACATTGTTGCCATATTAAAACATACTGTAGTTGGTAAGTGACTTGGCTAACGCTGATATCGACCGCCCGCTTCTAGTGTGTTTTAATATGGTTTCAGTTGGGGATTGGTGAAGTGGTATCACAACAGGTTTTGATCCTGCTATTAGAAGTTCGATTCTTCTATCCCCTGCCAAGTTCATCTCGGTGTAGCTCAGTCAGGCTAGAGCATTGCGTTTGGGACGCAAGGGTCGTAGGTTCGAATCCTGCTACCGAGACCAAATTTTGCACCGTTCATCTAGAGGCCTAGGATATCGCCCTTTCACGGCGAGTACACGAGTTCGAATCTCGTACGGTGTACCATTTTAAGAAAGATTTGAATGATATTTTTTAGGCGTCCTGACGTAATACATGTAGATTGTTTTACACATAGAGCCGATGTATTCAATTTTTCTAAAATAGATCACGCTCGGAAATTTATTCCTGAGTGGTGGAAAAAACTTCCTAAACATCATCCTAGTCATGTGCATCCTTATGCTACAATGAAAACATGTCAAGGGTTTGTTGATTTATTTCAAAAGGGCGTAATACTACCATTATGGTCTGACTTGTCGATCATATTAGGAGAAACTGGAACTAATGTAGTTGGTTGTCAATTTGTAGATGACATAAGTGAAATTGCAGTACATGATGTAGAACAAAGAGGAAGTTATCTTCCAGAAGATACATATCAGCACATAAAATTAAGAAGTCCCTGGGTACTACAAACCAAGAAAGATTTGGATTGGAGTGTACATGGAATATCTTGGTGTCATAGTGATCCATTTTTGATGCTATTCTCAGAAGGCGTAGTAAATTTTAAATGGCAACCAGGAACAAACGTTAATTTCTTTCTCAAAAGAGAAATAGAAAGACGTAATATATTGATCAAAGCAGGTCAGCCGCTGCTACAGTTTATGCCCCTAACTGAAAAGAAAATTGTGCTACATCATCAGTTAGTGGATGAAAAAGAATTGCTTAAAATAACAAGCGGCTTAAAATACCCAACATTTGTAAATGGGTATAATTTAGGTAAAAAGATTTTGCAAGAAAAGGAATCTAAATGTCCTTTTGGTTTTAAATAATTTTGGTCCCATAGTATATCGGTTAGTACACCGCCCTGTCACGGCAGTAGGAGGAGTTCGACTCTCCTTGGGACCGCCAAGCATAAGTAGTAAATCTGGGACAAGTGTTACGGTAGCACAGCAGACTCCAAACCTGCTGGACGGGGTTCAATTCCCTGGTCCCGGGCCATTATAAAATCTTATTTGATTTACGACGATTTTCACTTATTGTGAGATATTGTAAATTAGATAAACAGTGTAGTCCACCTTTACTAACCGGTATGATATGATCTACTTCGTATCCTTTAGGGCAATTAAGGTAAAATTCTTGTAAGGCTTTAATGTCAACATCAAACGGTGTTTGATTTTTACGTTTAGCCATATAACGATGCCATGCTTCGTTATGCAATGCTTTATGTCTTACTAGTCTTTCTTCTGGGCTTAGTTGTAATCGTTTTGGATTACAATTATCTGAACAATATTTTCTATGTTTAGAGTCAGCACCACAGGTAGCGCATTTCTTAACTGTACTATGTATAGATTCAGGTTTTGAATGACGCTGCCTGCCAGTGTTATTAAAGGTAGCAGAACAGGAACGAGAACAGAATTTTTTCTGGTCTTTACGTAATAATTCTGCTTGACAAGTTAAACATTTCATAGTATTATTTATGACAATGGTGGAGTTCAGTTCCACTACATTAATTAAAGGATAATCAAATTGGGGCATTGACCGTTGTATTAATTTTGTTTGTCCTGTATAATATAGTTAAAGATAACTTCTAAGGAGATCAGATTGGCACTAGTACCTATAGTAATTGAAAGCACCAGTAAAGGCGAACGTAGTTACGACATTTATAGCCGTTTACTCAGAGAGCGTATTGTATTACTTGAAGGCGAAGTACATGACCAAATGGCTAATTTGATTGTGGCACAGTTACTATTTTTAGAAAGCGAAAACCCAGACAAGGATATTAGTCTTTGGATCAATAGCCCAGGTGGGTCAGTAACAGCAGGTATGGCCATATATGATGCCATGCAGTTTGTTAAACCTGAAATCTCTACCATAGTAATGGGTCAAGCCTGCAGCATGGGCTCATTGCTAGCACAAGCAGGTGCAAAAGACAAACGTTTCATATTACCAAATGCACGTCACATGATACATCAACCAAGTGGTGGCGCACGTGGACAGGCAACAGACATGCTGATTCAAGTAACTGAGATACTTGAAATGAAACGTAATCTGACACAGATTTATGTGGATCATAATAGTGTAGGCAAGACGTTTGATGAACTTGCAGCAGACATGGAACGTGATAACTTTATGTCCGCAGCAGAAGCAGTAGCATACGGGCTAGCAGATCGTGTGATCAAGAACCGTACCAGTGTTGAATAACACAATGCAACGGTGGCAGAGAGGCCCAATGCAAGGGACTGCAAATCCCTAAAGCCGTGTGTTCGAATCACACCCGTTGCTCCATTTTAAGGAATATATGTTAAGTTACCTAACTACCTTTATTGCGGTATTTGTTGT